CTGTCGGTTGAGTCAAGATCATTCGGATTAACATAAAGTATCCTTCCTTCAATGTTCTTGATAAAATTCTCTAATCTATTAAGAGGCATCTTCTTATATCGGCCAAAATATTTCTATGTTTCTATTTAGTCCTCTAAAAAGTGAGTTATTTTTTAAACCTCTCTTGTTGATAAATCTGCATACTGAATTTGCGACTCATCTAACCTATCAGTACACACTTTTAACACTCTCATAAACTGATCAGGATCTTCACAAGTCACTTCTTTTTCTTGTCCTTCTTCACTCAATAATAAAAATTTACGAGAACATAAATCGATTATAATTCCCAATACTGTATCATCATCCATTAGGATACACCCATATTATTTTAGCAGTATAGCAGAATAAGCATTATATGTCAAATCCAAGGAAGATCGGATCCATGATGGTAAGTAATTGTTAAACCAATACCTGCCTGTTTCTCATAGTCTAGAACTGCAGTGCTGCCAATACCAGCCTTTACCCATCCCAATACTATATTTTCAGTTAAAGAATTATAACTTACTAATGGATCTGGTCTTACTGAAAAAGAACTTTTTCCTACAACAGTATTAATACCAACAGAGGAATCAGATGCAGTTACTTTCCATCTAGCAACATACACAAATCCATCAGAGGTGCTTGCATCCAAACTAGTAACAGTCCAACTTGTAGTAATAGCCATTGTTTTTTTGATTATTTATGATATAATATATAAAAAAAAGTAAGATATAAATGAAAAAACTTAGTGATTTAATGTATCTAACTAAAACTCTTGATGATACATTTTGTGATAATATAATAGATCTATTTGAAAGAGATTTTAGAAAAAGTCCAGGAATAACAACATTAGGAGAAGATGAGGAACTTAAAAAAACAACAGACCTTTTTATATCAGATTTTCCAGATGATGATAATTGGCCAAGAGTAGATAAAATTTTATATGAGGATTTAAATCTTAATATAATAAAATATACTAATAAATTATCCAAAATGTGCAGTATCCCACTTTGGGGTCATGAATCAAATGATAGTGGATATACTATAAAAAGATATGAACCTGGTGATTATTTTCATTGGCATGTTGATAGTCAATGTAAAGAAGGATGGGTAAGAACTCTTGCAGCTATATGGTATCTTAATGATGTTAAAGAAGGTGGAGAAACTGAATTTGAAAATGGTATTAAAGTTAAACCTAAAAAAGGTCATCTTTTATTATTCCCTGCTACTTGGACTTATCCACATAGAGGATGTTCTCCTAAAAATGAAAACAAATATGTTATTACAACATTTTTACTTACAAATGAAGAATGGGTATATCATTAGATTGAGTATTCCAAGCAGTTATTCTTTTATCTAAATTTGGATAATACTTATAAGATTGTAAATCAACACTAAAAATAATATTCGTATCTTCCTCTACGATAAAATTTGAGACTCCAAAATCACTAAAAGTCCAATCAGATTTATGTTGAACAACATCTTCATAAATTATTTGCCTTTGCTCTAAATTTGTCATTGCATATAATCCCTTAACATATCTACTTACACAAGTTACAATATTGTCCTCATATTCATAATAAAAAGGAGGAACTTTTACTCGGTTAAAGTCCTCCGATTGCAATCTTTTTAATTTTTCTAGATATATATCTCTACGTTTTATATCTTTACAATCAACTTTTCTAGTTAGATAAAAATAAATATCAACTTCATGAGAATCTGTTGTTTTATCATCTCGTATTGTACTAGAATAACAATACATTTATTATGCAGCAATTCTCATAATATAAACAAGTGCATAAAATGGTGGTAGATTGTCTGAAATTCTATATCCCTCTTTTTGATATTGTGAATCTATATTAATAGTCATAGTATGTGCGTGTCTACCAGAATTTCCACCTGGAGGAGCATATGTAGGTACACTTACAGCTTGGAAAGGTGCCCTTCTATTTGAAGCATCACCACCACCACTAGCAAAATTATCTACTCGTTGATACCAATGATTATCATGATCACCAATACCAGCAGTGGTTACTAGATTTGCGTTAACATTATGCGAGTGTGCTATCCCCTTATACTTATCACCACCAGGAGTACCAACACTATAAGCACCACCAGCACCAATAATAAATCTATCTCTTAAATCAGGAGTACCATTACTTCCATTACATAACGACCATTTGTTTCCTGGAGCTGATGATCCATTATATGCAACTATAACTCCTACAGGTACAAATCCTTGACTAAGATCTTCAATTTCAATTGTAAAACTTTGTCCACTAGGAGTTAATTTGATACCATCTCCAGCATTTATACTTACAATTTGATTAGATGCTGCGGATGCAGACTTTGGTGTTAATTTTATTTGAACACCAGTACCATTATCATTCACTGGAAGAGAATATGCATCATTGGCAGTTCCTCCTGTAATTGTTATAGTACCATTCTCTAGAGAATTACCATCAGAAGTTACTGATATACCACCAGCACCAACAAAAGTTATATCATCTTGTGTATTATCAGATCCTGTTAATCTTATTTTACCACCCGTTCTTGTTCCAAGATTATATCCACGACCACCTTCAGTAGTTTTTGTTTGAAGTATTAATCCTTGAGTTGTGTTAGTAAATTCAATTCCTGTTCCTGGTGTTATTGTAATCCTTTGGTCAGAATTGCCACTCGTATTACTTGCAGTATATAATTGAAATACTGCTGCACCAGAACCACTACCAGCATTTTTAAATTTAAATGCATCCGAACCAACTTCAGCTGCTTCAATTTGAAAGTCAGTATTAGAACCAGTAATTCTAATATTAGGTCCAGCACTTATTTTTATTGTTGGATCAGTAGCAGTTACAACACCATCTTTTGCTAATCTAAATGTTCCACTACCAGCGTTGAAGACGTTATTTGCTGCTGCACTTACTTCTCCATTAAGTGTATAAGCAGCACCAATATATGAATTTGCACTAATAGTAATTTTGTTAGCACTAGTACGAACTACTGAAATTCCACTCATAGAATCACCAGCTATTTCTATATCTTGAGTATCGGTATTATCAGTATTATTTGTTAATCTTAATCTTGGATTATTTGTCCATAGATTTGATACATTGTAAGTATAAGTTGTACCAGTTCCTGAACCACCTGAACCATCAATGGTAATTTGACCATCATTATTTCTAGTAACTGTAACATTACCAGAACCAACTAATCTAACTGAATCATCAGATCCTGAAGAAGCATCTAAAAATAGGTATGGATTGGTATCAGTTCCAGTAGATCCACCATCTGCATCTTTTGTAGCTTTTAATTCATAAGTTGTACCAGTTATACCTGATGCATCAACATCAATCTTAAACTTATTACCACTACCTTTTGTTAAAGTAATATTATTTCCTTTTTCTATAGTTACAACTTGATCAGGTGCTGGAGTAGTTCCATCAAGTGGAGTTAATGATAATTTAATATCATCTCCACTTGCAGTTACTGGAAGACTGTATGTATCAGCAGCAGCAGTCGCATCAATTTGAAACTGACCACTAGTACCAGATCCAGTTCCTGATAAACTAGAAATTGAAATATTATTACCTGCTTTTATTGTAACAGTAGTATCTGTATCAGTTGTACTTGCTAATGTCCAAATAGCCTCTCCATTAGCACCATTAGAACCTGCTAGATCTAATTTATAAGTTGTATTAGTTCCTGCTCCTGCACCATCAATTGTTATTAGATTATTAGTCCTCGCTATTGAAAGACCATTAATAACCTTAAGAGTTACATCAGACGCAGTTCCACTAGTAGGTGTTAATCTTATTTTTTCATTATCAGCAGCATCACCATCTACTGCTGATAATGCATAAGTTGTTTCGTCAATAAATTCTAATGCAGTACCATTACTAGTACTTCCTGATTTATTAACTCTGACTAACTTATGTGCTTCTCCACTATAGTTTGCAGGTGTATCTCCAAGGGATAAGAAAGTAGTAGCAGCTCCTGCACTAAGATCTTCCCATTTAGGTGGTGCACTAGAACCTTGACTTACTAAAGCATATCCAGAAGTTCCAAAACTACGATTATTAAGGTGACCTATTCCAAAAGCACCAGACCTATTAACACTAAATCTTTCAGTGCCTGAATTACCTGTTTGCGTCAGTTGATCAACAATTCTGAATATAGAATTTGCAGAATTATTTCCATAAACATCAATTGCAAATGATTCAGCACCAGCAACATCCTCAAATTGAAGATGCCCACCCTCTAAACTTGTATCAGTTTTTTTAAGAAGCAAATCTCGATTATTCTTAACACGAAGAGCTTCTACACCATCTACTTCTACTAAAAAATGACCATCAGTACCAGTATCTACTACTTCTGCTTTTGTATTGCCTTCTTGTATCTTATCTGTAGCACCATCACCACCTGTATCAGCATTGATTGTAAAACCAGTAGCACTATTACCATCAATTCTAATATTACTTCCACCTGTTATAGAAACTTCATCATCATCTCCACTACTAGGTCTTAATATAATTTTTCCTACACCACTTCCAAAAGTCCCAGCTCCACCAGCAGTTCCACCACCTAATAGATCATAAGTTATACCACCTATATCAGCAACAGTTACCCATTCACCTCCTTGCCGTACTTTAATTGCCATAATTATTAATTATTTTCATTGTTATAACATATTTATGATGAAGTGTCATACCAAATATCCCCTTCACAAACTGTATTTCCAGTAGGTTCAGTGGATTGAACATACTTAGCACCAAAAGCATTACTACTCTGAGGAATATTAATTTGCTTTGTCCCTGATGATGGTGTAGTTATTGTGATTGGCATAGCACATGGTGCATTCCTACCAGTATAATCAACAGTTATATCAGTAAGACCTCCTCCTCCACCACCAGTTTCATTAGCCCAAACAACAGTTGCATTAGGTCCACCACTCTTTAATACCTGACCTGCTGTTCCATAATTAGCACCATCGATACCAAGTTGTCCTACTTTTCCTATACGCAATCTTTCTTTTACACTACCACCATTTGCAACTAAATTACCACCACCTGTAAAAAATTTAATTGCAGAGAAAGCAGCATTACTTGTAGTTCCACCAGCAATTTCCATTTGAATGCGAGCATCCATGTCAGTCGCATTATGTCTAAAATCAATATAAGAACCACCACCTGATACACTTTCATTAGTTCTCTTTAATTCTAATCCACCATCTGAATTAATCTTGGAATAATTTGAATCATTTGCGTTTTGTGATTTAATATAACCACCATTAGTAGATGTACTAGTATTACTAGGACTAAGTATTAAAGTTGGTGTAGTTGCTGATTTATCAAATAATAAATTTGCAGCACCAGCAAGAGTACCACCATCATTAAACTGAACTTGTTTATCAGATCCAGCTGGTTGAATATTAATACTTCCAGCATCAATCCAATCTAATTCAGTACCAGTACTACTTAATATCTGAGTTGCTGTTCCTAGTTGATTATCCTTATCTCTAATACCACCAACAATTTTTATTCCATCACTCGTAGTTTCAATACGCTTGGTTCCATCATACCATAATGATACTTCTGCATTTGCAGTTGCAATAACACTATCTTTATTTCTATTAGGTTTAATTCTAAATGTTTGATTTGATGTATTACTAGTACTACCTTGAATATTAATATCCTTACCGCCTTGGAGTGCATCCCAATATGAGGCATTACCATCATGATATATTCTAGATTGCCAATCATTATTATTATTACCTCCTGTTCCTAAATTAATAGCAACATTATTCATAAAAACAAAGGCATTGTTACTTGGTTGCCAAGAAACGTTTTTATTAATATCTGACCCAACAAAATATATGGAATTATTAACTCCATGATAGTAAGTTCCATCATCATCAAAGATGAAAGTAGATGCTCCACCAAATGAACCATTATTATTATACTGAATTTGTCTATCAATACCACCTGGTTGTCCACCAACACTTCCAGCATTTACCCATAACAATTCAGTTCCAGTAGAACTTAATACTTGTGCATCCCCACCTAAACTATTAGTTTTATCTTGAATTCCACCATAAATTTTTATTCCATCACTAGTAGTTGCTAATTTACTAAATGAATTATTATATAAAGTTACTGCACCATCTTCAACAGCCCTAATAACATTCTCACCACCAATAGTTTGAATACTTAATTCATCTTTAATTTTAATATTTAATTTTACATTATTCTCAATAAAGTTTTCAGTAGTAGAATATAATGATAATTTATCAGTAGTAGTTCCAAATTTTAATTTTGCATCATCTTGAAATTCTAATGCATTATCAGACTTATCCCATACTGCATTTTTTGAAACTCCACCAAGAGTTATATCACCAGTAGTATTATTATAGGTGAGTTCAGCTATTCCATCAAAAGCACCATTATTATTATATTGAACTTCAGTATCCTCACCACCTGGTGTTGTACCACCACTGGAATCAACTGCCCATACAACTGGATCATTAGGACCTTGACTCTTTAAAACATATCCAGCAGTTCCATAATTAGCACCAGCAATACCAAGTTGACCATTAGGTCCCATACGGAATCTTTCTGTTCCTGTAGAATTAGGATCTGCATTTGTTATAAAAGCTAATGCACCTGCATCTCCAAGAATATAGTTATTCTTATCTGTTTTATCATAAAGAACCATCTCAAAGTTACCATCTGCCTTCTGATAAAATCCAGCACCATTAGATACATCTGTGTTTATTCTAAATCTCCAATTATTATTATCTTTAGCATGATATAAATCTAAAAGTGCACTTGGATTATCTACATTAATACCAAAATTACCTATACTAGTTGTTTCATCAAATTTGTAAGTTATCTTAGCATCAGAATATAAGTGTTCATTCTGTCTACTAGTATGAGGATTATTATCTTTAACAAAGGTAAAATGATAAGTATCATTTTGATTAGTAGATCCTACACCAACTTTACGAGCACTATCTACATTAAGATTACCTGATGCACCCCAAGTTAAAACACCATTTCCGTCAGTTTTAAGTAAATCATTTGCATCACCATCATCTGGAGGTAGAGTAAGTGTATAATTCGATGCTAAGTTATCAGGTGATTTTATTGCAGCATATTTACTATTAGTAGCATTGTATATACTAATACCTGCACCAACTGAACCATCAGCACTTAATGAAATTCCTTTATCGTAAGTGGATAATCTTAAACTATTATCATAAAATAAATCAACACCGCCATCGGTTAAAGCACTTAATGCAGTTTCAGTACCACCTTTTGTTCTAAGATAAATTCCTAAAGCACTCTCTACATATAAATTTGCAGAAGCACCAGTATTTTTTATATAACTATCATCAAAATGATAAATTTGTAATTCTCTATTATCACCCCAACTTGCTTCAATGTTGTCGAGATATCTAAATCTCATTTCTGATTTATCCCAGAAAGCAGATTTAATACCTACATTACCTTTACTATCAGTACCACCAGTTCCATGAAACTCAACATCATCTTTAAATGTTGCAATGCCAGATACATATAAATCATCAACTGTAAGAGTTCCTAATCCATCAAATGTATTTGCATATACAACATCCCATCTATTTGCCGCACTACCTAAATCATTTTGATTTGGAATATTTGGTATAATATCACTATCAACCTTTCCTTTAAAATCAATATTATCTGTTGTAGCATCACCTAAATTTATATCTCCATTTAGATTAGAAACACCANCAACTGTTAAATTACTACTAAAATTACCAGTCGCAGCATCTAATTGTCCAGTAACAGTAACTCCTATCCCAGAAGTTTGGAATTTAAGACCAGGACTAGTACCATTATAATATAAATCTACTGATCCTAAACCATTAAATTTTGTAACTAAAGCATTTGTAGGACCAAGTACTTTAATTATACCATCATTAGCAGTATTATTTTTTATTTTTAAAGTAGCACACTTGTTAGTATCATCAAAATAAACTGAAAAATCCTGAAGTGTGCCAAATATAGTTTTTGTATCATTAATAAACTTAAGTGCATTATCAGACTTATCCCAATAAGCTGATGTTATACCATTAACACCATGAAGTTGTACATCTCCTTTAAATGTACCAACACCTGGATTTACAAGAAGTTGTTCAAATATTCCATCAGAAAGTACAGTATCATTTTTTACATGTAAATCCCCACCAACATAAAGATCTCCACCAGTAGTGGTAATACCACCAGCAGCAGAAAGAGTAACACCTATTCCACTTGAAGGACCAGTAAATGATACTGCACCACCAACATTTAAATTTTTCTCAATTCCCACACCACCTTTAACTATTAAAGCACCATTATCTTTAGTATGTGATTCAGTAGGATAATTTAAATATATTCCAGCATTTACTTGTACTGTATCACTATAAGCATCTAAAGTTAAATTACCAGTTGATGTTCTAATTTCATTAGTATCAACAATTACATTACCTATAGTTGAAATTCCAGTAACTTTTAAGTTTGCAGATGTAGTAGTTCCAACAACATTAACTCCTAATGGTCTAAGAGTGTAATCATCAAATGTTAAATTAGTACTATCAACTAATTCACCATTAGTTCCAACATAAACAACACGATCATTTGTTAAATCTGTAACTTGTGCTGTGTTTGCCTTTACTCCACCTTGAGCATCAATAAGATTGAGTGCTGTAGTAATACCAGTAATATATAAATGATCAACAGTAACTCCACCCCTGAATGTAGACAATCCAATTACATCTAATAAAGAGGTTGGTTGAGTACTTCCAATACCAACTCTATCATTAGTTGCATCATAATAGAAGAGATCTGCACCATCTACTAAACCTGCAGTATTATGGTATTGTAATTGCCCAATATCTCCACCAGCACCAGAACGAACAGCAGAAGCATTTGTCCATTCAAGACCAGTAAGACCCCTGGTTAAAAGTTCTCCTTGATCTCCACCTTCATTATTATAATCATATATCGTTCCTCTTATTCTAACATCACCATTAACATCTAATTCTTGTGATGGAGCTATAGTTCCTATACCTACCGACGCAATACCACTTGCACCAGAAAAGGCAGTTATAATGGTTCCACCAATTCCAATATTAATTCCATTTCCTACAGTAAGAATACCAACTGCACTATTGAATACTAAATCAGAAGATGTATTAAAATCATTACGATGAGTTCCTACTCCACTATTTCCTTTTGGATCAAATATTCTTTCCTTAAATAAAACACTTCCAACATCACCTGGAGGAGTTACTGTAATGGTTGCACCAACTCCTAAAAGAGCAGCATCAGCAGTAAGACCTACTCCTACAAAATTAAGTTGAGTTATACTACTTACTGATCCTACTAATGATCCCTCATCATATACACTAATAGAACCTGGAATTAAACCACCACCAATTGGAATCCAATACCTTTCTCCAGGATTAGAAAGAACAGATACTAATTGATATTGTTGACCTGCAGGAATACCAGGAGTTCCAGAAGCAGTTGGTGGATCACCAATATTAGGTTCTGCTTGACTTAAATCAAGATATTGATATCTATCATCCGTTAATCTATTTTGTGGGGTTCTTTTAACCCTTCCACTTAAATACTTAGGCATTACTATTTTCTAGAATACTTGCAAGAAATTCCATTTGAAGTGGAGCAACAAGTCCACCTTGAGTTGATATTCCAACATTAACTGTAATGCTATTTGGGTTTGCTTCAATAATACCTAATGTTGCTCCTGATGCAGGATCACCTGGACGTGGGTATGAATGCTCAGATCCAAATCCATCTTGACTACAAGAGAATATTAATGAATTATTAGCTATTGTGATTGAATCAGTTGCCCTCTTCATACCATTTGTAACAGCACTAACAAACTCATGCTGATAATCACCACCTTGCTTTACAACTGATCTAGTTATACCCGCTTTTGACCTTACAAAAGTATGGGCATCTCCAGAAGCAGCTCCTGCACTTCCAACATTAACACTAAAATTATTTGCATCAATATATGTAATTGGTATCCAAGCATCAGCAGCAGGATCAGTTGCTCTAGGATAACTATCTTCACCACCTCCACCATATCCACAGGAGAAAGTTATACTATTATTATCAATTTTAATTGCATCTCCTTGTTCAAATCCATGACCAGTAATAGTTAAAGTCATTACACCAGTTGATGGGTTATAAGAAGCACTTTCTGGTTTCTGTTTAGTTGCTGGTACAAATGTATGGATTCCAACATCAGAATTATCTGCTGTTCCAATACCCAAAGATACTGTCGTATCTGTTCTTCCAACAATTGGAATTGATGTATTATAATAAGGATCAGATGTACGAGGATAATCATGATTAGTAGCATGAGCATCCTTAGCACAAGTAAATCTAAGAGATTCTTTTCCAATTTTAACTGTTTTAGTTGCTCTACTTAAACCATCCTCTGCCCAAGATACAAAAGTATGAGCATTAGTGTTTGTAGATGGAGTAGTATTTAATACCTGAACAGTAAATGTGTTTGTAGTAACATTAGAAATAGGAAGCCATGTACCAAATGCTTTATCACCTTCTCTTGGATATGTTTTTTTAGCAGCATCACCACTTGCACCATTATAATTACAACTCATAGTCAGTGCATTAGGTGCAATATTAATCCAATCACCATTATTAAATCTATGATTATTAAGAGTAACAGTAACTACACCCGTAGTTGGATTATATGCTGCATTAGTTGGAGTATGCTTTGATGGTCCTTTAAATGTATTTCCACCTACACTAAGAGTAGCAATACCAACTCTAGGATCATAAACTGCAGCAGCTACTGAATAAAATGAAATAGGAGATGTTCCTACATTCAAATTAAATTTAGTAGCATTTTCTACTGTAATAGATTTCCATACTTGAGAAACTGGATCAGTAGGTCTTGGATAAGTATGAATTGTAGTTTTACCATCCATACTACATTTAAAACTTAATGCATAATCATCAAATTTTACAAGATTTCCAGTAGAATATCCATGAGCAGTAGCAGTAGTAATTGTTAGTATTCCTACAGAAGCATCATATTCAGCACCATTTGGTGTTTTTGAAGTTGATGATGTAAATAAAGTATTATCAATAAGAGTTAGATCTAATTTTCCAGTCTTAGCATCATATGCAGCATTTGATGGAGTAACTGTAGCACTACTTGAAGATATTGTTACACAATTTTGATTACATCTAATAAATTTATGGTTTGCAGGATTATAAAAATGCAATATTCCATTAGCACTACCAATATCTGCAGTAAATTCTGTAGTAGTTGGTGCAGTATTTACAATATATGATGCTTGTGGATCTGGGAAAATAGTAGTAGTTATACCTGAAGTATTATTAGCACAGGTAAATGCTATTCCTCCCATTGTTATTTGATCACCAGCAGAGAATCCATGAGGACTCATTGTTATTACAGTTACAATTCCTGTAGGTTCATCATATTCAACCTTAGTAACTGTAGATACACCACTTTGTGTTCCTTGAATAAAAACTTTATCTATAATTAATGGTGTTTTTTCTAACACCATTCTACCATCAATTAAAATAACACCATCATTAGGTGGTATTTCTACATCCTTTATAACTCTTATATCTCTCTCAAGACCAGTACTTCTAGATTCTCTTCTTTGAGTAAAAGTAACTGTTGGATATGTGCCTACACCAACATTTGCTACCTGTGCATACAACACCAAAGCAGAAGTTCCTGTTGGTACTTCATACAATTTTTGCAATCCTGGTGCTACAGGAACGGCAATTGATATAAACTTATTAACTGGTGCTATTGCCATATTATCTCAACGCTAGTATTAAGGGTGTTAATTGTGCTTGAATTGCTCGGTTAAAATCTCTTCCTCGAATAGTAGATGTAGTTTGATCAACAGTTAAACCATCGCCAATTCTAAAATTACCCTTTTGATCTGTACTTGTAAATGGACATTGACCTCCATTTATTGCAACTACTTCATTAGCAGTAATAGGTTCACCACCTTGGAAGGGGTTCGCTTTATTTATATCGGTACCAGCACCGATATATTCAAATGAATGAGAACTGGTAATAATTCTACTGAGTCTAACTAATTCTATCTCAGTTCCAGCATTAATAGAATATGGAATAAACTGATCAAATGTTACAGTCGTTAGTCCAACAGTATCTGTTGGTTCAGTAGCAACACTTACAGTATATAGAATAGGATCTGTATCTGCAACTAATTGTGCAGATCCACCACCACTAATACTAACTTCAAATGATTGATTTGGTAAGAAATTTCTACCACTTGCAATAACATCAATCGAAGTAATGGTACCAGCAGCACTTACATTTGCAGAAAATTCTGCACCAATAGATTCTGGTCCTAAAGGTCTTGGAACAGTAACAACTGGAGGTGCTGCAGCATTATATTCTCCTGGTATTCCTCCATCTACAACAGTAATACCTCTAATTAATTGTAGAGGTGCAGTTAAAATACCAGTTACTGAAGTATCAAGATAATCTGCTAAATTAATCTTAAAGAATAAACCTTGCCCATCAAATGGTTTTCTAAATCTATCAAATTTATCAGTAACATCAATAAGCTCAAAAACATCACTATCAGCAGGAGCAGTAGTAAATAATTCTCCTGTAAATTCTGTTGCACCAACACCATTAGAATATAAACCAAAATTACCAAATGATGAATTTGAGTTTGTTAAATCACATTGCCCTCCAGTATCACAATAAATTGCAATATCACAAGCAATAGTAAATATAGAAACTAATTGAGCATATCCATTATTTGTAATTGATACACCAATACCATTCTGATTGTATTGTGTAAAGGCATCACAAACAAAGGATTTAAAGTCTTGTCCTAGATTATTAGTACCACTGAAATCTGCATTAGCATGATTACCATCAATCCTCATACCAACACTACCTGACATAAAGTTAGTACAGTTCCTAATATATGGAGATTTCCATCTACCAGTAGAACCTTCATTTGCTGGTCCCAATGCAATATATCCAGTGCTTGCCTGATCTGCTGTAACTAATGGAGGGAAAGCAACTGCTGCACCAGTATGATTATATGAAACTCCACCTTGATTATCAGTAGGAGGACCAGAGAAGTTAAGATTCTGAATCAAACATCCTCGTCTAACATGAAATACATCCTTATCTCTATTTGAAGGGATAATAGTTACCAATCTTAAATCCTCACCAGATACAGAAACATCAGTTCTTAATCCAATTGGATTATTTTCAGTATAACTACCAGATCTAACAATAATAGTATCTCCTTCTTTTGCTATAGATGCAGCAGCACCAACAGTTCTCTTTGCATCACCTTCCAATAATCCAGTGTTACTATCATTACCATCCATAGTAACCCAAATAGCATTATCAGTCTCAACACCAGATGGTCTCCAAGATACACCAGCACCAACTGCAGATAATCTATAATCATTCTTACTTTTACTAACATCAAATCCAACACTGTTTAACTTATCAATAACAGAATTTTCTAACTCTAATGTTCCTTCAATTCTTGCATTATTACCAACATTTAAATTCTCTTCAATACCAACACCACCTTCTTGTACTACAAGAGCACCAGTATCCTTATTAGTTGATGATTGATTAGAACCTATCCTTACATTACCACCAACATTTACATTTTCTTCAACACCAAGACCACCTTCTTCTACTACAAGAGCACCAGTATCTTTATCAGTTGATGATGTATTTTTCCCAATATTAACATTTCCTGCAACACCAATACCACCTACTTCTACTAGTAGAGCACCAGTAGTGCTATTTGTTGATTCTAAGGCAGATTGTAATTTAGTTTGTCCACCAACAATTAATTTTTTAACAATACCAACACCACCATCCATTTGCACAGAAGCAAATGTTTTTGTTGATGCATCAGTAGTATCATTAAATGTAGTCTTTCCATCTACATCTAGAGTATTGTTAAGTGTTGTAGCACCATCTACATCTAAAGTATTATTTAAAGTTGTAGCACCATCTACATCTAGAGTATTGTTAAGTGTTGTAGCACCATCTACATCTAGAGTATTGTTAAGTGTTGTAGCACCATCTACATTTAATGTAGAATCTAAATCAGTTGCTTGATTTACAGTTAAAGTTCCTTTAAGTAAAGTATTACCATCAACTGTCAATAATGAATCAAATTGTACATTACCAGTAGCATGAAGAGTTCCTGATATATCTAAATCATATGTTGGATTAGCATTCTTAATACCAACCTTAGTCATCCTAAAGATTGGAGAAGTATTAGTATTATTAGTGAATCCCCATAAATCTTGAGATTGTATCCTAGCAATCATTGTAGGATTATCTGGATCTGGTATAGGAAGTATAGTATCAGTACCTAAACCTAAACTATTAATTTGCACATAATTCATTGTTGCAAATGTTTGTGCAGTTCCAGGATTTGGTATATAAACACCTTCATCTTGAACAAAAATACCATGTAAATCAATTGGTGATGCCTCAATCCATCGGACACCATCAACATCCATATTCAAGTAGTATCCATTAACACCAGGAGATTCTGCAGAGTCATATAAATGACCATCCAATCTCATTGGTCCTAATACATCAAGTTTTACTTCACCAGTAAAGGAGGTATTCATACCCCCAAATGTAGCAGGGTCAGTTGTTCCAATACCAACTGTACCTAGTCCAGTAATTACAACAGCTCTATCATCTGTTTCAAGAGAATTGCCAATTGTATTTGGACCACCAACTTGGAATCTTTGGAATGGTGCTGTATTTGCTATACCAACTCTACCAGGAAAATGTCCAGTATTAATACCAGTGAATACAGTTCCACCAACACCAACATCTAACCTACGTCGAACTAATAAATTATAAACATCTAAATCTGCTTCAATAAAGACATCATCTTTAAAGGTAGCAATACCACCAAACCAAGAATTCTCTAAAACCTTTAAATTTTTTACTACTAGATTATCAGGAAGTGTTAAATCTTGTCCTGCATAATCATAATATAATTTTCCATAGATATAAACATTTTCAAATACAGAATCTCCAATATGCGAATTTTCATTTCCTATAGGTAAATTGGTATCAGACATATTATCCTCCTAATTCTGCGATTGATTAACTGCTGATTCTACAGCTGCACCTGCAACAGGACCACCATAGGCAGTAGCAACACTTCCAGCAAGAGAACCAGCATCTAAACCTTCACCACTAAGTAATTGTCCAGCAACGGCACCTGCAACAGGACCACCATAGGCAGTAGCAGCAGCTTGAGCTAACCCACTAAGACTTAAATCTCCACCCATTGCTCCACCAAATCCACCAAGCAAACTACTACCACCAAGATAACTACTAGCAAAAGCCTTAAACATACTAGTTTTTTTAAGCAATTCTGCTATATTTCCCTTTTTAAGACCTTTCTCATCAACATGAACCTTAGTACCATAAATTAAAACCTCATCAGTAGATCCTGGTTGATCATAACCAATGCGAATTTTAGGTGCTTGTAATACTATTTCTTCTGATGCCTGTAAAGTAATCTGTTTTGCTTTCTGTAAAAGTTTTCCTCTGTCTGCATTAAAATCACAATTACCTTTATGAACAACTAATTTATAACTATGCTCATTTTCTTTATTTTTAAATCCACACTCTACTTGTAGTGTTTTTTCAGCATAAACTCTTGATAAACCACTACCTTCAGCAAGAGTTTGATTATATTTTACACCATCTTTCGTCTGAGACAGTAAAGAATATGCAACCTTTCCTGGCAATCCAACAACATGCCCAGAAGCTTCAATAATTAACTGTTGATTAAATATTTCCTGAGTATAATTTTCTTGACTCATATTAATTATTTCCTCCAGTAGGGAAATTACCAACACAATCAACAACTTCAAGTGTTTGAGCAGGTGCAACTGGTTTGTTCAATGTCATAATTACTCTGAAAACAGCACCATATCCAGGATTTTCAATCAATTCTTCTATTTTAGGTAATGATGAATATGGTTTTTGACAAATAACATCACAACTAACACATTGTCCATCAGTAACATTAAGTTTTATGCATTCATCAGATATAGTTGCATTCTGATATCCAGAACCAGGATTCTCTATTATAATCTCTTTAATATAAACTTCATCAACTTCCCCTGGAAGATCAACAGGGTAATTTTCACCCTCACTTAAAATCGCAATATTAGTTATTTGTCCAAAAGTAGGAGAATTTATATTTTTATCAACAATTGCCTTACCAAAAGCACCAACTCCTTGATCACAACTATCAGTAAAAGTTACAAGAGGTTCTTCACTATATCCTTCACCAGGATCAGTTATTTCAACACCAACAATACTAGCAGTTCTCTTCACGTCTCCAAAAATATCATCAGGGTCAAGTTTATCTATAAAGTTTCCAAATAAAACTTTTCCTGCTCCACCAATACCATTACCACCAAATATCTCAATCTTAGGTGATCCACACTTAAATATATTTCCAGTATAACAATCAGTTCCTACAGTATCTCCTGCCTCACTTACTTTGGAACCAAATATTGAGAACTTACCATATGCTTCTTCAAAATCACTTAAACCAGAAGGAAGACCTTTTAAAATATTATTTTTACCTTTTTCAATATTAGCAGCAACTTCATTCGCAGATTCAAATGCTTTATCCATGAAATTTTGTTGCTCATTACTACCCATTGGTTTTGAATCTAATTTATCAATAACGAATTTATCAGTATCAACAGGTTTTGATGTTTTACCTCCACAATCAAATAAATCTTTTACTTTACCCATTATATTAATTCCCTTACTAATAAAACTTTTTACATTAAAAGCCTTTACTCCAAATTTTTCAAGTAATCCTGATACTGCATTTGTTGCAGGAGAAACCATAGTATCAACCATTTCTGTAATTTTATTGGTTATAGCACCTACCATTTGTTGAACAGCACAAGTACCAGCATTTAATACATTCTTTACCATACCTGTCAACATATCTTCAATAGAACCACCTAAAGCACCAGATATTTTATTTACTAAGCAATCTGTTGAACCTAACATTTTACCAATAGGTCCAATCATACTTGTTTGTAATGAAGTAATTTGGGATAGTGATGTGTTAAAAGGAAGATTTTTAGCAAACACACTTGAAGCAATACCATCCAATCCACCCTTAGCATAATCAATCAATCCATCAGTAAGTGAATTTCCAATTTGACCAATAAAAGTTTGAGACGAACTACTAATCATATTAGATACACTTTTTATCTCACCAGGAAGATCAAGACTAAAATTACTTGCTTTACTTGCTATATCCATAAAATTACCCAATTGGGTTTGGGTCTCTGCAAAGAAATTATTTTTATCTGGATTTGCAGTCAAAATCTTCATACCAGAAGTTAAAGATACTGGATCTACATCTGGAAGATCTATTTTTTTAAATTCTTCAACTTTTTTTTCAAAATCCTTAAAAGCATCCTTAGATAAATTTTCTATCTGACTGGAATCAAATGGAACTATATCTTTTAATTCATCAGGATATTGATTCTTAATATTCTTAATTGCACTCTGCCATTTTTCACCAGAAGGATTGACCTTTATAAGATCTCCATATGCTTTAATCTGCTGGAAAGAAGGAAATTCTGTCGGTATAGCAGGAATAAATTCCTTCTCTACCTTTTCATTAATTTTTGGTAAGGGACCACCTATTATGCTCATAGTTCTATCATTTCCTTTTATTATTTATCATGGATACTTAAAACAATTCCAATGCTTCATCAAGTTCTTCTTGACTTGCGTTCATTGCATCATCAAAATCAGCATCACTACCAACATTACTATATTGCTGCTTTACCTTCTCATCATATTTTCTTGCAAAAGTTCTCTGAGCTTGTAAAACTTCTTTATCATCAGCAGGTGCCTTAAAATCCAAAACTTCTCTAGTATTGTTTATATTAGCTTCTCTATTCATATCTGCTATTATCTCATCTCTTTGGTTTGAATCTAATGCACTTTCCCCAACTTCCATATCCCATAAATCTTTTCCTCTTTTTGCATCAGTTAATTTTGGTTGATATGCTGCATCAACAGCATTTTCATTGGGATCATTTCCACCATTAACATCTGATAATTTTTCAGTAGGAACTGCTTTAGATTTTCCATTACCTTTCTCTGTAGCTTCTCTAATTCTAGGAGTAACTATTTGATCCTGTCCAGTATGTTCTTGATCCTGTGTTAACCCTGCTTGTTGCTCATCAGTAAACCCAGATAAGGGTGCTAATTTACTGTTATCATTTGATTCTTTAGCCTTCTTTGCTTTATCACTAGATTCTTTTGTTCTACCCAAAGCACCAAGAATTACTGGGAAATTATTATTGGGTGATAAAAATGCACCAAAAACAATATCTCCTTGTGTTAATTTAATCGTAGCTTTTTTACCAGCACCACCAGTTCCACCAGTAGTTGGAATCAATGCAACTGCTGTATGAACTTCTTGATCTTCAATACTATCTAAATTTGAATAATCACCTATAATACGAACTTTATATCTCCAACCCCATCCCATACCAGCTGTTTGACTTTTCTGTTTATCAAATTTTACAATCATTCCTAACCAGAATTCTACACCCTTTCCAAAAAATGATTGATTGTCTAAATTTACTTTAGTTTCCATATTTATTATTTACCTGTATGTAATCCATAAGTATCACGAGCAAGAGTCATAGATGTAAATGATCTTTGGGGATCAAAATGATGACAAAGATGTAATATTAAGTATTTACCACTTTCCTGTTGATCTAAACCACCCATTGCCTTATCACCCTGACGTTCAATCTCCACTTTAATAACATTCCCAGCTCTTAATTTTAAATTGCAAGGGACTTGGATTTCTATTATTTGAGAATGTAAAAGATTATATCTCATAGGAGATTTTGCTTGCCATTCTCTTGGATCATTATTTGGAACTATATTATTAGCATCTAAACTACCAATATCCAAAATATGATAATTAGTTTTGCTATAATTCTGAACCTTCTCTTTAAAGGGAACTATTTTTTTACCCAACGTTTTCAAGTTTTCAAGATCTATTTTATAAATTTTTTCTTCGGTTTCAAATGTTAAAGGATTGAAAAATACATTACGACTACTATAAGTTCCAGACTCCAATGCTTTTGTTACATTTTGATCCTTAATCATATTGGGTGGCAATACAATTTTAAAATCATTCTCTTTACCTTGCAATGCACCAGAAAATGTATATGTTTCTACTGGTTCTTCAGTAATGAGATTATCTATTGCTTTAAAATTAAGTCCATCTTGTGTTTCATAGAAGAAAAATCCAGGATCACCATTCTCAGGAATAGATCTTCTACATAAATCATTTATCAAATCCAATCCACCTTTTCCTTTTGAAATAAAATCATAACTATTACTTGTAGCATCTATTGTATATTTTTTGATATTTAAATCTTTCAATATCTGTTCAACAGTATTGCTAATCCTACCTTTATATTTTTTACATGGATCTTTAATATCATAATTTTCAATAGCAGGACTTGATTTAAGACTTAGAAAAACAGATTGTCGATTTGATTCCTGAGATACAATTGGAGCACTAATAATCTTTAATGGATTTTTTGTATAATTTAAAGTTCCAGATTTAGATTCTATTTTTACTTCAAGATCTTCATATCCAGTAATAGGTAATGAATTTTTAATACTTCCTTTTCTATTTTGTGTATCTTGATCCTTACCTGCTTCTATAGAATCAGCAGCATCGAAAAATACTAAAGTAGCAGTTACTTCTGGAGAATACACACTCTCATAAAAATCAAAAGATGTAGTTTTTCCTGCAATATTAGCAGTTTTACCATCTTTATTAATAACCATTTTAGCATACTTAGATGCTCTTGCTGCACTTCCTGACATTTATATCCTCCTATACTGGTACTGGTACTTCAACAACTTGTCTTTGAACAATCACAGTTTTATGTCCAGTAGAAGTTCTTTGATTTAATTTAGCTAAATCCTGATTGTTATTTATGCGTTTAAACTGAGCTTTTTGTTGAGTAGATAAAGATAAATTTTTTGGATCTGGTTTTACTAGTTTAATAATATCTTCTACCTCGTCAGATGATGATGATGTTGTTACTTCATCCCTTCTCATTTTAGGTGCAGTCCTTTCACCAGGATCTCCTTCTTCTCTATCTAATATTGGTTCTGGTGGTTCTTCACCTTCAACTTCTCCTTTTTTAGTATCTGTTACATCCACATCAGAATCTTTTTTTAATTCTTTAAGATCCTTTTCTATTTCTTTCTTTGCTGAATCTATTTTCTTTTTATCTACATCATGTCCAACAAAACCTTGTACAGATTCAGTAATACCATCAAAGAAATCAAACATATTTGTAATAGCAGAATTAAGAGTCTTAATCATAGGCTCAATACCCTCCCATATCTCATTAAACTTTTTGATAAATCCAGGTAATGCATTAACAAGAATTCCACCCAACATAATAGATCCAAAAGACAATATCTTATCAATTATATTGCCACCTTGATTACCAGTTTTTTCGGAAAAACTAGTAAGTGGTGAAGATTTTTTAACTGCTTCTACACTCTTTTCTTTTCCTTCTTTTCTTGCTAATTGTAAATCAGCATTATCTAATCGTTTTTTGGATAATTTAACTTTGTTCAATTCTTTTTGCTTTTCAAGCAAAACACTCTTGATATTAGTTACAGTTATCTTAAGTTTTTTGATTTCCCTATCTTGGAGTTTAACAGTTGCCATAATATTATACTATCCCGTGTAATGCTGGTGTTAACATCATATATTCATTCAAAGGATTGATAGAACTAATATAAGCAACTTCTGTTGATTCTGGTAATGAGACTTTCTTTTCTGGTGGTTTAACTTTAACAGGTGGTAAATCTTCTACTATTACTTTTGTTTCATCAACTTCTAAATTAGGGAGTCCGTCCTTAGACCCAGTTAGTTGGTTTTTATTAAATTTAGCCTGTGATGCTAGTGCAGCTACAGTTAATGGGATTGATGTAGCTGAACCCCAACCTGGTAGGAAACTTGCTGCAGCACTAGCAAAAAATAAACCAGCACTTGTTTTATCTCCCTTTACTAGGCTTTTAATACCTTCAAATCCATCAACAACAGCACCAATGATAGGTAAAGAACCTGCTAAGATTCTTTTTGTAGTTACCTTTGTCGCTACCTTTGTTCCTGTTCCTGTCAATACATCTCCAGTAATCTGACTAGTTGCTTTACTTTTAACACCTTGATTGAACATTCTTTTCCACCAAGGTCCCTTTAAATTCTTTACAACTTTACCACCTGTTGTAGTTATTTTAGTTCCTGTTGATACGGTTTTAGCTCCTTTAAATAATCCAAAACCTGAACCTACAAACTTTATTGCTTTCCATACACCATATATTTTTCTTACAAAACTTGATAGAAGAAATATACCACCTATTCCAGCAAGCCATTTCCAATTTTTTGCCGTAAATGACAAAGTATCTTTAATCTTATCTTTCGTCTTTGGATCTAAATTTTTCCACCAAGTAAGAGCAGCATTACCAGCAATACCAGCACCCAATATTGTGACAAAATTAATTATTTTATCAAAAACATTTTTAAATGGAGAAACAACACTAGCTGCTACTCCTTTAATACCTGCACCTAAACCTTTACCTATACCCTTTAATCCTTCTATACTCTTCTCTTTAAGATTTCTCTTTCTTTCTTCATTTGCTTTTTTCTTCTTTTTATTTTCTGCATCTTGTTCACTAATTCTATTACTAAAATCTAATGCAAGTGCATTACCAATATCTTCAAGAGTAGAACTTATTTCTGCTAACTTATCTTCATTACCACCAAAAGGTTTTTGTGCCTTTAAAACATTCTTCAAAAGAGTAATCTTCTTTTCGTTCGCAGCAACCCTTTTCTCCAAAGGATCAAAATCATTTAATGGAAATATTTTTTCAGTACTAAGAGCACCACCACTACGAGCAAGAGCACCACCTTTCTTCGGAACTATGGCACCACCCTTTCCACCACCATTAAAGATGGTTTTCATATTGGTGACATTTAGTTTTATGTTAGAAGGTATTACTTCTGGGTTAATTGCTGGCACTTTGTTTGAGATTCTCTTCGTCGATATACTGTTTTAATAAAGTCACATAAACTTCCTTTTCCCAAGGCATCATATTTTCTATCTCTGTTAATGAGTATTTATGGTGTTGCATCAAGGCAAAGTTAACCTTATAGTATGACTCAAGACTGGTATGAGCCATACTTAGGTGAAAAAACTTGCCAATCCCTCCAAGACCACTTCTGATTCAACTCCAGTTGTTGGATTTGTAACTTTGACTTTATGAGAAAGTTTAGGCATTGTCTCAAAGAACTTTTCAATAGTTTTAAATTGCTTACTATTTAATCCTTCTATAAACTCTTCTAATTCCTTTTTAGTTGAATCAGAAGCATCCCAACTCTCTTCTTCATCATAAATCATTTCAATAGAATTAGTAATCATATTTAATGACCTATCAACCTCACTATTATCACTACCAGTATCAAAATTACTTTCAATAAACTGATCAAATGATGGATACTTAAGTTTCATAGAATATTGATCATCAAGTTTGATAGTATTCTTATGTCCTCTGGTTTTTTGAACTTTAATAGCATCAATGTTAATTTCCATCTCAACAGATGTTTTATCATCATCAGGACAAGTCAAATTAACTTCAACAGTTTCACCAACTGACTTTGAACGAACATTTAAGAATAAGTATTCAATATCAAAAGTAGCAAGTTTAGTAACATCAATTCCTTTTGTAATAATACATTCATTTAAAATTTGAACCACAGCATTTGCTATCTGCTTAGTATCTTCAGTTTCTAATGCAAGTATAAGTATCTTCTCTTCTCTTACAAGAAAAGGACGATATTTAATTTTTTTTCCAGTAGAAGGAATAACTAACTCATAAGTTGGAGTATTAATCTTTGGTAATGGCATAATGTTTTCACACTTCAGTAATTTTATTTATAGGGGTAATTCTAACTTCTTGATACAGTATATCTATCATAGTTAAAGCTGACTGTAACTTTCATTAAATCTGCTGTTCCATATGTAACAGGTAAAGATGTAATAGATTTAGGAAAAGCATTCTTAAATTCATACATCAATGTTCTTTCAATATTCTTTTCAAACTTAGTAATAGTCATTGTATTAGCTTTATAATCATCTGGATATCTAAATCTTCTATAAAATGCCTTTTCGTCAAGATTAATATTTGCACCACTAGAAATATAATCCATCCATCCTTCAAAAATACTTAAAGAGGTATAATCTTCATCAACATAAAAAGTAAAATCAATATCAGTATATAAACGAGTATGTGCAAACTCTTGCGGTACTCCCATAAAATTATCCTTTACTTCCCCTGTTGCGAATGCACTAGCAGGTAATGATGCTTCCGAACAAAGTATCCCTGCATTTCTAGATAGAAAAATATCAACATTATCAAGTCCAGATCTTTTAAGATAATCAGTTATAGTTTTATTCAAAGTTGAAAAATGAACTTGATATTGATTTGTTAACGACAGCTTGCCAAGTTTTTCCTTGACCTCATCCATCGTGATTCTTTGTACTATACCCTTTGCCACTCTAAATACCTTACGAGTCTTATATTATTTCTATTTAGATGGCTTATAAAGGAAAATTCAGACCAAGCATTCCTAAGAAGTATAGAGGTGATTATACAAATATAATATACCGTTCTTTATGGGAACTTAAATTTATGAAATATTGTGATAGTAATCAAAATATTTTAGAATGGGGAAGTGAAGAATTCTTTATTCCTTATATGTCTCCTATTGATAATAGATACCATAGATACTTCCCAGACTTCTATATAAAAGTTAAAGAAAGTACAGGACAAGTTAAAAAATATGTAATTGAAATAAAACCAAAGAAACAATGTATAGAACCAAAAGTCCAAAAACAAAAAACTAAATCATATATTCGTGAAGTATGTGAATATGCAAAAAACCAAGCAAAATGGGAAGCAGCATCAGAGTATTGTAAGGATCGTAAATTAGAATTTAAAGTCTTAACAGAGAACGAACTAGGTATTAAGTAATGGATAGAATCGCAGAGATATCAAATAATTTAATTGGAGCTGAAAGTCCTGATGATTTGATGTTAGAAATACTAGAAGCATTACCAGAAGCAGAAGGAGCTCCTGAAGCAGGAAATTATTATACCTTTGTGTATCAACCAAAAACACCTGGTATTAGATATGATGAATTTCCATTAGTCGCAGTCACAGATGTATTTAATTGGGGTTTTAGAGGATTGAATTTTCACTGGGGAAATGTAAGACAATATACATGGCAAGAGATGGTTGGAAATCTACATATTGTTAATTCAGAAGAGATAGAATCTTTACGTTCTATTCCTTATGGAAAAATACGTCTAAATAGTTAAAATTAATATATAAGGTCGATAAAATGTTAGGTGGAAAATTATTTGATAGTAAAGATAGTGGTGGATTTACTGTAGACAAAGCTAAAGAAGCACAAAAGAAATATAAAAAAACAAAAGTAATAAATGATAGAAAAAAAGCAATTGAAGATCGTGCTAAAAAATTAGGTGTTACTAGTACTAGTAAAACTTGGAAAGAGGATGCAGCAGAGAATAGACAATTACAACTAGATAGTGGAGTTGATAAAAATAAACTTTCAGGTAAGCCTGGTGATATAACATCACCTGGTTATGGTAAAAATGATAGTGGTTCAACAGAAGCACATAAAAAATCTAGTATAAGAGATAGAGGTGGTTTATTAAGATATCCGTTAGAAGCAATGACGGACTCCACTGATTATCTGCAAATTGATATTACAAAATACGTTCCAGTAAAACAAGTAAGTGAATTTGGTGGTATAGTAGGTTCTACTGGTAGTAGACGACTTTCTGAAAGATCTCCAATTCGTGGTTTTACAACAACCCAATCCTTAGTTAATAAAGGAACTGTATTATTACAAATACCATCTCAAATTCAAGATGGTAATTCTGCTTCTTATGGTGAAGATAAATTAAACAGTCTTGTTGGTGCTGCTGCTGGTGGAGCAGTTGATCTTATGAAAAATGCAGGTGAGGAACTAGGTAAAGGTGATGTGAAAGGTGCAATCGATGCTGGTGGAGATGCGTTTAAAAATGCACTAAAAAGTTCTGGTGTTGATATAAATAGAGCAAAATCATTAGTTACTAAAAAATTAGCAGCAAGTGCAGTTAGTGTATTTGGTGGTAACGTAACAGTTGATCAATTATTAGCAAGAGAAGAAGGACAAATATTAAATCCTAATATGGAACTATTGTTTAATGGTCCTACATTAAGAAACTTCAGATTCTCATTCAAAATGACTCCTAGAAGTAAAAAAGAAGCAGAACAAATAAAACTAATAATAAGAACATTCAAAATGAATATGGCACCCAAAGTAACTGGTTCTGGTGCAAATTTATTTCTAAATACTCCAAACGTATTTGAATTGAGATATAAGAGTGGATTTAGAAATCATCCATTCTTACACAAATTTAAACAATGCTTCTTAACTGATATATCAGTTAATTATACTGCCGAAGGTGTATATGCAACATATGAAAATAAAGAACCAATATCTATGACTATGGATTTAACATTTAAAGAACTTGAACCAATTTATGATAATGATTACTTTGATGAAAGAGGTTATGATTCAGATAGCACAGTAGGGTACTAAACATGGGATATTTTAGAGAACTTCCAAATTTATTATATCAATCATTTTTACCATCCAAAAATTCTTCTTTAGATTATGTTGAAGTAAAGAATTTATTTCGTAGAACAAAATTAAGAGATGATTTACAAAATATTTTTACAATATTCACAAGATATGAAATACCTGAAGGATATCGACCAGAAAATGTAGCAGAAGACTTTTATGGTAGTGATGAACTAGATTGGGTTGTCTTAATGAGTGCAAAGGGTCCTCAAAATACTAGTGGAATATTAAATGTTAGAAATGATTGGCCAATCTCAAGTAATGACTTATATGGATATGCATTAAATAAATATGGAAATAACTTAAATGCTACTCGTTTTTATGAAACAAAAGAAATCAGAGATAGTAAAGGACATTTAATTTTAAATGCAGATCAAGTTGTTGATGAAACATTTAAATCTCCAATACCAACACTATTGGATAAACCAGTTACTGAAAAAATAAAAAATAGTTCTTTTATATTTGAACAACCTTCTGGAGAATTAAATGGTTTTGTGAAAGGTGATATAATAGAACCAATTTCGACTGATACTAAAAGTCAAGGTCTTTATTATACAAAGACAGAAAATTATGGAAATTGGGAATTAAATTTACCAAGTAAAACGTGGACATATAGAAAAATTATTACTGCACCACCAGAAGAAGTATTTGATACATTATCATATACCACTACTGATGGTAATAAAAGAACAATTACTGTTAGAATAAAAACTGATGGTACTTATGAAGACACTGTACCAGATTTAGATAAAGGATCTGGATTTGTTGCCCAATCTTATATACAATATTGGGATGAAACACTAGGATATAATGTAGTAAAATATGGAACTGATGTTAGATCAGGAGTATCAAATTGGATATATGAAACTAAATTAAATGATAAGAAGAGAAGTATATATTTACTTAAACCAGAATATTTACAACAATTCTTGAATGATTTTAGAGATATAATGGTATATAACGAATCTTCAGAATATATAAGAGATGATTTAATAAAAACAGAAAATACAAACATTACAATGCCATAAAAAAAGGGGTTCGTTAGAACCCCTTTCTTGTGTTATTCAGCAGCGAGTTTCGCAAAATACGAAAGTGCTTCATCATCGTCATCCGTACTAGACGGAGTAGGTGTTGATGTAACAGCAGCAGTTACTAACTGTTCTGCTTCACCTCTATCATTATCTTCATCAATAGTCTCT